GAAACACAGGTCAAAGTAATGGTTTGTGGGATAGTACAAGAGGAACTACTAAAGTAATAAATTCTGATGCTAATGGCGCTCAAGGTACATCTTCTGGGTTAACAGCATTTAACACAGATGGTTATACTATGGGTAATTTTTATAATCAAAGTGGTAATACTTATATTTCGTGGTCATGGAGAATTAATGGTGGAACAACAGCTACAAATACTAATGGCTCAGTAGATTCTACAGTACAAGTTGATCCTTCTGGAGCATTTTCTCTTGTAAAATATAGGGGAGGTTTAACAAGTTATGGTACAGCAACAGTTGGACATGGATTAAGTAAAGCTCCTGCAATGATTATATTTAAAGGATATGATAATTTAGCAGGAAATGATGGTCAATGGTGGGTAGGACATGATGCACTAACAAGTTGGAATTATCTTTTTAGATTTAATACAGATGCTGCTCAATCAGATAGATCTGGTAATGGCTCTATGGCATCTCCTACTTCAACTGTTTTTTCAGTAAATAATACAGATGGGTTAGGTTATAGTACAATAGATAATTTAGCTTATTGTTTTACAAATGTAGAAGGGTATTGCAAAGTAGGATCATACGTTGGAAATGCAAATGTAGATGGTACATTTGTCTATACTGGATTTTCTCCAAAATTTTTTATGTGCAAACCTATAGTAGCAGGAAATTGGAGAATACAAGATACTACAAGATCTTCTTCTAATGTAGCTAATAAAACTTTATTTCCTAATCTAGCTAATGCAGAACAATCTTATGATGCAGATAATATAGATATATTATCAAATGGAGTAAAAATGAGAGCATCAGATTCAAATTATAACCAAGCAACAACATTTGTATACTTAGCCATGGCAGAAAATCCCTTCCAATTTGCGACAGCTCGGTGATTAATTAACAAAGGAGAAAAAAAATGTGGGCTAAACTAAATGATGCAGGAGATACTATAGAAGAAGTTTTATCATCTGCAAAGTCTTTAACGATTAACGGAGTAAAACATCCTCGCCAAATTTTTCAAGCATGGACAACAGCCGAGTTAAAAGCTATTGGTATAGTACCAGTAACAACAAGTGGTACTCCTCTTAATAGTGCTTATTACATAGAACAAAATGAATCATTTGCTATAGCAGGTGATAAAAATAGTGTAATTAGAACTATTGGAGTTAAAGTTGCTGATAAAGCTTTAGAAGATGTTAATGAAGTATGGACACAAGATGAAATAGATGATGGTCAAGCACCAGACGGCACAAGTGCTAACGATCCAAAGAATGATGCAGATGGTAATCAAATAGTAACATTTGGTTTAAAAACTAATGCTAAAAGAAAAGCTACATCAGATGCTAATGGATTGCTTAAAGGTTTTGGTTGGCTAATACAACGAAAAGTTACTGCTGATACATCAATTCCTTCAGACGTTATTCTTTTTATGGAAAAAATACGCCAAGACTGTGAAGATATTAAAAGTGCTGTTGATAGTGCTAGTGATATGGATGCGTTTATTGCATTGCATAATGACACTTACAACGAAGATGGATCAGTAGATGTAGTGGCTAGAGTAAATCGTTGGACAGACGATACTAATGTTAAACACTATCGTAGGTAAGGAACTTAAATGAATGAAAACGATAAAAACTCTCTGGAACTTGCAATGGAAGCGTTAAGGAGAATAGAAAACCATGAACGAGAATGTTCTAATAGATGGTCTGAGTGCATGGTGGAACTTCGTAATGTCAAAGAAGCTATCCAAAGAAATTCTAATAGATGGGAACGGCTCGGTTGGTTCATTGCAACTGGAGTTGGAGTCGCTCTCATATTTCTTTTACTTAAAAGTCAATTTGTTTAATTTAATATAGAAAGGAACTAATATGTGGAAATCACCTATAGTTAAAGAAGTAGCTGTTGGTTTAGAAATCAACTGTTATGCCTGTGCTGAAATTTAATGTTACAAGCTTTAATACCTATTCTTGCTCCTATTCTAGGAGATACAGTTAAACGTATAATGCCTGATAAAGACAAGCAGGTAGAAGCCGAAAGAGAAATTCGTTTGGCTCTCCTAGAAAAATCTACAGAAATCGAAAGTGCAGCCAATAACATTATTTTAGCAGAAGCTAAAAGTGAGCATTGGATAACTGCAAGTTGGCGACCTATTCTTATGCTAACTATAACGGCTATTATCTTTTGGAATTATTTAGCTGGGCCACTTATCTCTGCCATCTTTCAGTTTAATCTAGTGCTTGAACTACCAGATCAACTATGGACATTACTTACAGTTGGTGTGGGTGGTTATGCAGTAGGAAGATCAGGAGAAAAGATTTCACAAAATTTAAGGAGAAAAGATGGCAACTAATAAATCTGATGACAAGTTAAAAGAATTACATACGTTATTAGCAAATAATTTAATTGCTTTAGTAAAATCTGGTGAAGCAAAAGCTAGTGATTTAAATGTAGCTCGTCAATTCTTAAAAGATAACGATATAACTTCGATTCCAGCACAATCTAATTCTTTACAGACATTGTTAGCAGCAATGCCTTTTGAAGAAGACGAAAAAGAAAAGGACTTAAATTAATGATACAAATTATTGATAGATTTAAAGAACCATCATCTTATGCCGCTTTATCAGGTGTATTAGCAATGGTGGGTGTAGTTATTCCTAGTGACTTATGGCAATCCATTGTTATGCTTGGTTGTGGAATATCAGGTGTTTTAGGTTTCTTTATGAAAGAAAAAACTAAAAGAATAACTAATTATTAAATTTAAGGCTTGTAAGCCAACTCTTAATATTTTCAGAGATTATCTTTTTGTAGATACACACGCATTTACAAGCCTTATTCTATGGGGGATTTATAAAATGGAATGGTTAATAGCTACATTTGGTGCAAAACTTTGTTGTATTTTTGGGTCAACTTTAGGTGGTATTACAAACTGGATTGTTAATCGAAAGATTAAACTGTGGGATATAGTTGCTGCTGTACTTGTCGGCGTTATTTCTGCTGAGATTTTAATACCTGCTATTATGGGTTATTGGAAATTTTCAATGACAACAGGCCCAGCCATTGCATACTTAATAGGGTACTGTGGCATTCGTTTATTACCTCGAATTGAAAAAGCACTCTTTAATAAAATCGAAAAACTATAAGGAAATATCATGCAAGAATATTTAGCAATCATTATGTATTGCATATCTATTACTTGTACGTCTCCTGACAATATAGATTATGAAGTCTCTGAGCCTATTCCTATAGAAAAGTGCTATGAGACACTGGTTAGTATTTATGAGTCTACTAAAGCTGGTAGGCCAGACAATGCTAAGTGGCATATGCTCTGTGTTAAGAAAGACGTATGGGAAAACAAACGAGGATACACTCCTCCTACAACAGAAGGTACAATATGAAGCAAGGATTATATTCTAATATTCACAAAAAACGTGCTAGAATTAAAGCTGGATCTGGTGAAAAAATGAGAAAACCAGGCAGTAAAGGTGCGCCAACAAAAGCAAATTTTAAAAGATCTGCTAAAACTGCAAGGAAAAAATACTAATGGGCATAAAATATGGTGGTAGAGGTACTTACGTTATCAGTAAAAATGTTGATACAAGACCAAGAAAAATTATAGGATATAACCATACAGTACCTATTTATGGTAACGAAAGAGAAACACATTATACAGACAGTATGACAGGAGTACGCAGACAGTATGCGGACACTAGAAACTTTAATAATATGGGACAACCTAGAACAGGTAGTAGTAGCACCCCTACTCCTGCTACGCCAATAGGTCGCCAAAGAAGAGTTCAATCTGAATATGGCAGACGTAACATAATGGCATCTAGAGGTAAATCAGGTGTCAAAACAGGGTAAGTTAGAAGACTTTAAAAACTTTTTGTGGGCTACTTGGAAACATCTAAACCTACCTGATCCTACACCTGTGCAATATGATATTGCTGATTATCTGCAAAACGGCACATCTAGAATGGTAATAGAAGCTTTTAGAGGTGTAGGTAAATCATGGATAACTTCAGCTTATGTGTGTCACCAATTGTTACTAAACCCACAGTTAAACATATTAGTGGTATCAGCTAGTAAAACTCGTAGTGATGACTTCAGTACTTTTACTATGCGTATCATACACGAAATGCCAATCCTTCAGCATTTAATACCAAAAGAAGGACAAAGAATGTCAAAGATATCTTTTGATGTTGCTCCTGCCCAAGCGTCTCACGCCCCTTCTGTTAAATCGTTAGGAGTTACAGGACAGCTTACTGGAAGCAGAGCCGACCTCATCGTAGCTGACGACGTGGAAAGTGCAAATAATTCCTTAACACAAACTATGCGTGACAAGCTTGCTGAAACTGTAAAAGAGTTTGAAGCTATTATAAAACCTAATGGACGTATAGTATTTTTAGGCACACCCCAAACAGAAATGTCATTATATAATGTTTTAGAAGAACGTGGCTATACTTGTAAGATATGGCCAGCAAGATATCCTGAAAAGGTAGAAGCATATGCAAACAGACTAGCTTCTATCTGTACATCAGGGACTGTAGGCAAATCTACTGATCCTGACCGCTTTAGCGATGATGACTTACTAGAGAGAGAAATCTCTTATGGAAAAAGTGGGTTTGCCTTACAGTTTATGTTAGACACTACCCTATCCGATTCTAATAAGTATCCCTTAAAGTTAAATGATTTAATAGTTATGTCTGGTCCTGGGACTTGGTCAGAAGCTCCTGTCAAAGTGTTGTGGGCTTCAGGTAAACAACAAATAGAAGAATGCAATCAACTACCTAATGTAGGACTTAAAGCCGATTTTTGGGTATCCCCTTTATCAATCAGTAAGGAGACAAGCGAATGGCAAGGAAGCGTGATGGCAATAGACCCGTCAGGAAGAGGAGCGGACGAGAGTGCGTATGTGGTTATCAAGATGCAATCAGGGGTACTCTATTTGACGGCTATGGGAGCGACAAAAGAAGGGTACTCGTCAGAGAGCTTACAGCACCTTGCAGATGTAGCGAAGCAGCAGAAAGTCAACCAGATAGTAATAGAGAGTAACTTTGGTGACGGTATGTTTACACAACTGTTGAAACCCATTATGGCTAAAACGTATCCTGTTAGTATGGAAGAAGTAAGACATAATATACAGAAAGAGAAACGTATCATCGATACATTAGAACCTGTTATGAATCAGCATCGCTTAGTTATAGACGAAAAGATTATACATAAAGATTTTGAAGCAGATTTACCTAATCAGTTATTCTATCAGATGACTCGAATGACAAGAACTAAAGGTGCAATCAATCACGATGATAGACTAGATGCTTTATCTATTGGTGTGAACTATTGGGTAGAAACTATGGACAGAGATGTCGAACTAGCTATTAAAGACCATCAGGATGAACTGTTAGATATACAGCTAGAAAAGTTCATGGAAACTGCTATTGGTAAGACAAAAAAACAGACCAAATGGATGTAAAATAATTAAATATTCATTATAGAAGGTAACTAATAGTAACTATAGATAAATATGCTTAAATAAGAATTAATACTATTAGTTACTATAAGTGCAATCACAAATTATTTAGTAGAAAAAATCTGAGTGGGTAGCGTAATAGTGCCGTGAGCCATTATCCCCCATCGACTCCTGGGGCGGTCGTGTCGTGCGAATTGGGGACGGTGGGGGGTCTTTTTTTCTATTTGCCATTATCTATGACACTAGCCCTGATCTATTATAAATATAGCGTCATTTATAAGGGACTTTTAATCGCTTATATAAGACTTGCTGCTATAACGTTATACATTATGAATATAACGGGTACCAGCTCTTTTTATATTGGGTCTGTGTGTGTGTATGACTGTTTTTTTCTATTGTATTTATCTACTGGTTATATCCATAATTGCATATGATTTGACAATTAATAATTATTATGATTATAATGTATCCACTGGCGGGCAATAAAGCTTGCCATTATATTAGGAGATTAACAAATGACTTTTATAAGTAGATTATTATTAAATATTTTAGGGTTATTAGCAATGGTATGCGCTATCGCACTATTTGAAACATACGAACAATCGATTGAACTAGCCACGATACATGATCATATAGCGTGGATGCTTGGCGGGATTTTATTAGTCGCTGGCATGTATTTTGTATGTTTCTCAATTTGTCATACTGATGAGCGCAAATAAGCACGAAATATTCCGCCGTATACTATCCACTGGCGGGATATATATGACTATAAATTTAACTTAACTAGGAGAGATTACATGAGATTAAAAGAAGATCACAACGCCGTTTTTTTTAGCCATACTATACACAAAAAGTTCGTCTTTGATGTTGCTGGCTATAATAACCCAGTAATAAAAGCATCTAGCAACAAGAAACTAGGAAAAAAGGTTACCAATGGACGCTTAAAAGGTGCGCCAATGTATACGTTAACTTTAGAAGAGCGTAAAACGTGTACTAGAGATTGCGAACACTGGCTGGATTGCTACGGTAACAATATGGCCTTTGCGCATCGTTTTAAAAAAGGAGCCGATCTAGAAGTTAGAATAATAAGGGAAATAACCGCCTTAGCAAAAAAGCATCCTGACGGCTTTCTAGTTCGTTTACATGTTTTAGGGGATTTCTATTCCGTACCTTATGTTAACATGTGGGCGGAATTGTTAGAACGTCACCCAGCGTTAAATATTTACGGATATACTAGGCATAATCCAGATAATCACACAGATAAATCACGGGCTATCGGTCGAGCCGTAGCGCAAACGCATGAAAAATATAAGCTTCGTTTTATGGTGCGAATGAGTAACCAGCCGAAGGATACTTTTAGCGCTAACGGTGAAGATCTTATTTCTGAAGCGGACGCCATTACTTGCCTAGCGCAGACTAAAAAAGATAAGACTTGCGCCGACTGTGGGTTGTGCTGGGCGTTTACTAAAAAGCCTATTCGTTTTTTAACTCATTAAATAAGGGGGACTTATAAATGAAAAATAACAATTTAAAATTACCTAGTTTTTTAATAAAGCCGAAGGCTCACAAATTAGAAAACGCTAAAATATACGGCTTGCCTACCCGCTGGGATTATAGCAAGGGGAAACAAGCCATAAAAGAATGGCGAAGAACTCTGCCGAAGTCTTGGCGTGATAATACGAATTTATCGCAAATATTAATCACGGCTGGCTATCCGAATATGCCATATGCGGGCTATCGTAATGTATTTTGGCGCAAGGTTACAAAGGGACGGCGCAAGGGTAAAATTACATTTAGGATTAGTACGTACCCTAATCATATCTATTTTGTAGATGCGAAGGTTTTTCATGACTCTATTAAAAGCCACTGGGAAACATTAAAGGCAATCTGATGATCGGTTAGTCCGTGAAATTTGCGTTGGTAACTATCCACTGGCGCAAATAATTGTCAATTAATTAGGAGATTAAAACAATGACTGAAAAAATGAACGAAACATGGAGAATCATAGAAGGTAAATCACCAAAAGGTAAAGTAGAATATCAAGTATCTAATGGAGATGTAGGAGAGAGAACTTTGTCCTATGATTTTAATAATAAACAAGAAGCAATAGAATTTTGCAAAAAGGAAAATGTAGAATGATAGAAAGAAATAACAACCGCCTAGCTGAAGACGCAGACAAGTTTATCGAATACCATGTAACCGAGGACGGCAACTTATTGCTGGATGAGTTTGGTACATGGCTTAATATACGAGCGTACCTCGGCACAGTGCATCCAAATGCAGAAATTTTTATATGTAACGAAGGAAGGGGGGAAAGGTAATTTAATTTAAAAATAAATTTGATTAACTAGTGGATACATGCTACAATATAAAAGTTAATCTCCCCGTGTAAAGCTGCCTACTTTTCTTTTAGTTAGTAGGCAGTTTTTTTTATCTTAAAAAGATGCTGCGGGAAGCTTATTTTTTTAAAACCTAATAAATTATTGTGTCGTACACAGAAAGGAAAATTAATGAGTTTTATTCAAGCAAAAAAGCTGCCATTTGAAGTAAAAGAGGTTACTTTAAAAAACCAGGTGTATTACCATTTAGTAAGAACATCTGATCGCACTGTTTTGACTATTATGTCTAATAGAAAGCTTGCCGAATGTCATGCCGAACATATGAACAGCAAGACCCAGATAAGCCGAACTTATGGAAGGAAAAAAAATGTCTTTTAATGCCTTGCAAAATGGTGCTATATTTACTTCCCGTATTAGGGACTGCATTCACCAGCGCATGAATTCTACTAGTCAGGAAAGAATAACGGATGATGCCCTAAAATATTTATTTGCTCAACGTACTTATTGGGTCAATAAAATTAAAAGAAATGAAGCGCAACTTGAAAGGGATGTAAAACTTTATAAAGTGTCTAAAGAAATTAAATTAGTAGGAGGACTATTTAATGACCAAAGAACAACATGAGTTATACCGAGATCTTGACGGTATGCTTGTAAAACGATGGGAAGATAGAGAATCACACAAACAATGGGCTATAGATAGATTACATTTTTATGTTAAATTATCTAGTAGCAAGGTTTCAAACATAAGAAAAAAATGGAATAGAACGCTAGACCATAGATTAATAGCTTCATTAGCTATAGCTAGTAGATATCATGCTTTGCCAGATGAAATTACTAGTTACTGTCCTTTAGATCAAAGAAAAGATTTTATAGTAACTAAAGCGGTTATACGTTTAGCAGATGGTAACAAAGATACTGTTTTAAAAATTATTAAAGAGGGTATTGATACTGAAGAACTTTACCAAGTGCAAAATCCGCCACGATATAGAGGGCTATGTTTTACTGCTGGTAATACTATGATGGACGCATTTGAAAAAGGTGTGGCACTAGAATATGGCTTACGCTCTAAATAATAGTCTAACATTTAGAGTATACATGCATCATGTCTTTTACTATATTATAATTTGGTTTATTTAAGTATTGACATTGTTTTTGTTTCTTTTAAAACTATAAAAAAAAGGAGAGAAACATGGTCGAGGATACCGACATTAAAATAAACCAAATTACTAATTTAAATAATGAGGTTTACTTATGGAGAGAATTAAATACCCTAAGTGGATATTCTTTAAAATTTTTAAATTTGAATTTTATGCAGAATACAATCCACTCAACACGAAGATTTATTCGTGGGTATGTTCAACTACTGGCTATGACTTATTTGTGGGACGGTTTCGTTTACAAATTAGTAGAGCAAGGAGAATAGAACATGCCAACAATGAAAAATAGATCTGACGCAGTAAAACTTCTTGAAATCTTGCAAGATTTTAGAGAGTTAGATGCTGAAATACAATCACAGTGTATTGCTGTTTTTTTAACAGTAGTTGCTAGGGGCGGAGAAAATGTAAGTATGGCAGAAATTCAAAAAGATTTAGATATGCCACAGTCTAGTGTAAGTCGTAATGTTGCTTTACTAAGTAAATGGTCTAGGCATGGTCAAAAAGGACATGATCTTTTAGAAAGCCATGAAGATCCAAAAGAAAGAAGGCGGAAGCTTTGTCGAGTTACCGCTAAAGGTAAAAGATTTGTAGAAAGAATATTTAAAAAGTAATGGATGATAATTTAGTTTGTGTTTACGCCCAGTATAAAAAATACGTACAGCTACTCAGCGATGCTGAATGGGACGAATTGCCAACTGAATTTTATGAAGAAAGAGTGGTTCACTACAAAAATTTAATAAATGACGGATATATGTATGAGCCAAAATTTTAAACATGGTGCGAGCAGTGGGACTTGAACCCACAACCCAATAATTGGGGACGGATTTTAAGTCCGTTGCGTATACCGATTCCGCCATGCTCGCAGTGAAGGATTTTATATATGGGAATAGAAAAAAAATCAAATAATAAATATTTAGTTAGAATAAGATACAATTCACCTACTAAATTAAACTTTTCTAAAACCTTTGACGCTTTTTATGAAGCAGAAGCGTGTGAAAAAGCGGTTATAGAAGCCTACAAGAAGGGTTTACCTATACCTGAGTACGGAGCGAAGCGTTCTGACTTAGTGACGCTTGAGGAGCTGTTTTCAGAAGCTTTAGAAAATGTCTATGATAGTACAAAAAAATATCATCATAAGGTATATTTGCTGCAAGGACAAATTATGGAAGCTTTAGGTAAAAAATTAGATGTAAGCCACTTTGACATAGAACAAGTCGAAAAAATGGAAAAGTATTGGAGAGACCGAGGAAATTCTCATTCTACTTTAAATAGAAAGAGAGCCGTATTATCTAAGTGTTTAAAGTATGGCATTAAGAAAAAATATTTAAGTGATTTGCCAGATCTTAACTGGAAAAATACAGAAGAAAATCACCGTATTAGATATTTAACACCTGCTGAAGAAATTGATTTTTTACACTGGAGTAATTATTACCAGTATACGGATTTACATGACGCTATGATTATAGGGTTAGATTGTGGATTGCGTTGGGGTGAAATCACAAGGTTACAATCTTCTGATTATGTTGCAGATGTTTTAGGACATGATTATGGATCTATAACTTTGACAAAAACAAAGAACAAAAAGAATAGATCTATACCCGTGACCGCTAGAGTAGATGCTATAATTAAAAAAAGAATTTTAAAAAGTCACAATAGTAAAAAACTATTTTTTAAATATAACTATCAAAAAATGAATTCAGAATTTAATACAATAAAAAACCATATGAAAATAGATGATTTAGAATTTGTATTTCATACTACTAGACACACATGCGCTAGTAGACTGGTACAAAAAGGCGCATCATTAGTAATGGTAAAAGATTTTATGGGACATAAGAGCATGACTACTACCCTTAAATACGCTCATTTAGCCCCTAAAAATATGATTGAATTAACTAATCTTTTAGAAGCAGAAGGTTAGTGGCAAGAAGTGGCAAGGAGTAGTGGCATAGTGGCGCAGCTTCTTACTGAAACCCGCAGAAACTAAGGAGAATTAAAATGTATAAGGGACTTAAAATCTACTTAATCGATCTATCCACTCAAGCATATAATATTATAGGTGGCCCTGCCAGTTTGTTTAAGTTAAGTATGCACTCCTCAATTAGTTTTGTACACGATGCCACCGTTTTTAAGGGGTATGCCACATGAATGATTTTCTTAAAGAAGTAGCCCTTGAATTAGAAATGCGAGACGCTGGCGGATCTCGTTTTAAATCTAGATTAAACAAGCGTTTAGAATCCCAGATGGAAAGCGTTACCGATCACGGCAAAGATCTTATGCAAGTATGCTTTCCGCCTATGCTTGAAGCTATAAAAGAACATACGAAAAATGCTGTAGAAGGAACTCCAGGTACGGGACGACCCGTTTTAAGTGCGCTAGTACTATCTAATATAGAGCCTGAAGTAGTCGTAGCTATTTCTTTGAAGTGTGTATTGAATTGTTTGACTCGTTCTAAGTCTTTTACTGAAACAGCAATAAATATAGGAAACAGTATTGAAGATGAAACTCGGTTACGAGCTTTTGAAGAAGAAAACCCTTATCTTTTTAATGTTGTACTAAAAGACCTGACGGAACGAAGCTCGGGGTATATGTATAAGCGTAGAAAATTATTAGAATCTGCAAAAAGAGATGGTATTGACTGGAATAATTGGGAAACAAGCACTAAAACGCATATAGGGGTATACCTACTAGGGGTCATAATCGATCAAACAGGACTGGTGCGTAAAACTACACAGAAAAAACGTAATAAGAAAAAAGATTTACTGGTTGCTACAGAAGAGACACAAAAATTTATTCAAGATAGAAATCTAAACTTAGAATTTTTAACTCCTGAATACTATCCGATGCTAGTAAAACCAAAAGCATGGACTTCACCCGTATCTGGTGGGTATTGGACTAAGCATATACCGCAGCTTCCATTAGTGAAAACAAAAAACCAGCGTTTAATTGAAGAACTTAAAAACATTGATATGCCCGCTGTATATGAAGGTTTAAATGCCCTGCAAAATACAGCCTATAAAATAAATAATAAGATGTTAGATTTTTTACTTCATGTTTGGGATAATGGACTGCAAGTTATGGGGCTTCCCCCTTCTGAAGACTTACCTATTCCTCCTAAACCCCATGACATAGGAACTAACTTAGAAGCTAAAATAGCGTGGAAAAGAAAAGCAGTTATAGTTCATACTGAAAATAACCGCATGAATTCTAAAAGATTACTATTAAGAAAGACATTATTAATAGCAGAAAAATTTAGAGATGCGCCTGAAATATATTTCCCACATCAACTGGATTTTAGAGGTAGAGCTTACTGTGTTCCTTCTTACTTAAATGTGCAAGGCGCAGATTTTTGTAAAGCCTTATTGCTATTTAGTAAAGGTAAGCCAATTGGAGAACAAGGAGCGTGTTGGTTAGCTGTTCATTTAGCAAACTGCTATGGCATGGATAAAGTTAGTATGCAAGACCGTATTAATTGGGTTCAAGAACACCAAGATATTATATTACAATGTGCAAAAAACCCGTTTGAAAATAGATGGTGGGAAGAAGCTGATAAACCGTTTCAGACACTGGCAGCAATTTTTGAGTGGGAACAATTTGTATTAAAAGGTGTGGATTATAAATGTCCTTTGCCTATAGCTATGGATGCAACAGCTAATGGCATACAACATTTTTCTGCAATGCTACGATCAAAAACCACGGGTCAGTTATGTAATTTAGTTCCTGCTGATAAACCTCAAGATATATACCAGCATGTTGCAAACATGGTCATAAAAAAATTAGAAAAATCTGAAGAGCCATTAGCTAAACTTTGGTTACAGTATGGCATTACTAGACAATTATTAAAACGTCCAGTAATGGTGTTAGGTTATGGTGGAAAGCAATATGGCTTTACTGATTTTGTTATGGATGAAATTCAAGCACGAATGGATAAAGGTAAACCTCATCCTTTTCAAGATCGTTTAAGAGCAAGTAGTTTTTTGGCAAAAATAATTTGGCAAAGTATTAGTACCGTAGTTCATGCATGTACCGATGTCATGGCGTGGTTGCAAGATGGAGCAAGGCTTGCTTCAAAAGAAAATTTACCTTTAGTATGGTTTACACCCACTGGATTTCCCGTGACACAATCTTACAATGAATTTAAGTCTACTCAAGTACGAACTAAGCTACAAGGGGTACTTTACCAGCCCCGTATATCGAAGGAAACAAATAAAATAGATAAAAACAGATGTGTTAATGCATGTTCACCTAACTTTGTGCATTCATTAGACGCATCGCATATGTTTTTAACAATAGTAACAGCTTTAAAACATGACGTAACGCATTTTGCTTTTGTACATGATTCATACGCTACTCATGCATCTGATACAGAAATGCTTAATGTGTGTATTCGTGTTTGCTTTGTAGAAATGTATAAACAAAATGACGTTCTTGATAATTTTTATCAGGAGATAATAAAACTTTTACCACCAAAAAAACGTGCAAAATTTAAACTTCCACCAGAGAAAGGAGATTTAGATATTGAAGAAGTTATGAACTCTGACTTCTTTTTTAGTTAATGTATCCACTAGCGGGTACTTTAATATTCATTAAGACCAATTAAAACAAAGGAGAAAGTATGGTTGATAAAATAAAAATAGTAACACCACCTGGGACTGCTGTTTACCCGTGGTTAAAAACACCAGACGTTGAGTTTGGACAAAATCATTATAAGATAAATTTGGCTTTAGAAGAAAAAGCTGCGTCCCCTTTAATGAAAAAAATAGATGATTTGTTATCTTCGTTTTTAGAAGAGATATCAAAAAAATCTAAAAAGAAAATAGTTACAGAAAATCTACCTTATTATAAAGAAAAAGATGATGAAGGAAATGATACTGGTAACATTATTTTCAAATTTAAAATGAAAGCCAGTTACCAAGACAAGAAAACTAATCAGTTAGTTCCTATGAAACCTGCAATTTTTGATTCAGCAAGAAAACCTTGTAAAGAAGATGTGTGGGGTGGGTCTGTTGTTAAAGTAGCAGGTATGGCTGTTCCTTATTTTCAAAACAAAGCAGGAGTAACATTACGCTTGAGTGCTGTTCAAGTTTTAGAGCTTGCTACTGGTAACCAATCTTCAGGAGACGCTTATGGTTTTAACGAAGAAGAAGGGTATATCGCCCCTACGCAAAAAGATTCTTTTGAGGAGACACAAAGCGAAGAAACCTTACCAGAAGAAGACGAGGATTTTTAGATCAGGATTAGAAGCAAGGGTTAGTTCTGAGCTAGGAATAAGTGGTGTGGAATTTACATATGAGCCGAAAGACATATGGATTCCATACCAAAAACCACCGTCAAAATATAAACCTGATTTTGTATTATCAAATGGTATTATTATAGAGACTAAAGGTTTGTTTGATTCTGCCGACAGAACAAAACACAAGCTTATAAAAAATCAAAATCCAAATCTAGACATTAGGTTTGTTTTTTCTAATTCCAGAAATCGCATAAGTAAAAAATCTAAAACTACATATGCAATGTGGTGTGAAAAAAACAAATTTTTATACGCAGATCGCTCTGTTCCGTCTTCTTGGATTAAGGAAGAAAAAAATCTTTTAAGAATAAATGCATTAAGGAAACATAAATGAACATAAGAGAAAAAACTGATAAAATTATAATTCATTGTACGGCAACTAAACCCAGTATGGACGTAGGTGCTTATGAAATTGATCGCTGGCACAGACAACGAGGGTGGCTACAAATTGGTTACACTTTAGTTATAAAACGTGACGGTCTAATAGAAGCAGGTCGCCCATTAAATGTAGTAGGCGCACATGCAAAAGGTCACAACAGCAGTAGTGTCTCTATAGCATTAGCTGGTGGGGTTGATGAAGATAACAAACCAGAAGAAAATTTTACAGAAGCTCAACATGTATCGCTTAAAATAGCATTAAATTTTTTAAAACACATGTATCCCGAAGCCAAAGTCATAGGTCACAACGAGGTCAGCAATAAAGCTTGTCCAAGTTTTGATGTTCAACAATATTTAAAGGAGAGAAATTTAGAATGGCTAGTCAATTAGAAAAATTAAAAAAACATTTTGCAGAATACAAAAGCATAAATCTATACGAAGCTTGGGAATGTTATAACATTCGATCTTTGCCAAGACGTATTAAAGATTTAAAAGACTCAGGTTATAAAATCTCTAAAGTAATGAAAAGACATAAAGTTACTGGTCAAAAATTTGGACATTATTATATAAATGACTAGTGATTTTGTAGCACATGAGCCTTGTCCTGATTGTGGAAGTAAAGACAATTTAGCACGATATGCTGACGGGCATGGTTATTGTTTCGGTTGTGAGTATTATGAAGAAAGCACCGAGGAGAGACGGGTAGATAACACTAGTGTAAAATCTAGTGTGTTTGTAAAAGGTGAAGTTGTACCATTAAACAAACGTAATATTTACACGGAGACTTGTAACAAATTTGATTATAAAAAAGGTACATACAACAATAAAAAAGTACAGATTGCAAACTACTATAAGAACAATGTAGTTGTAGGACAAAAACTACGTTTTGCTAATAAAGATTTTGTGTGGATAGGAGATACAGATTGTGGTCTTTACGGTGAATGGCTGTGGCGAGACGGTGGTAAAAAAATTGTTGTAGTCGAAGGTGAGATCGATTGTTTAAGCTATTATCAAGTATCTAAATATCCAGTTGTTAGCGTTAGGACGGGCGCAGCAGGTGCTAAAAAAGATATCCAAAAGTCATTAGAATTTTTAGAAAAATTTGATGAAGTTGTTTTTATGTTTGACTCTGATGAGGTTGGCATTAAAGCAATGCATTCTTGCGCTCCTTTACTAACCCCAGGTAAAGCTAAAATTTCTATTTTACCACTTAAAGATGCTAATGAAATGTTAAAAGCAAACCGTACAAAAGAATTATTAGATTGTATGTGGAGTGCAAAAACATATAGACCTGATGGTATTGTAGCAGGATCTGACTTATGGGATTTAGTAAACGAAGAAGATGATACTGAAAGTGTCCCCTATCCTTTTCATGGTTTAAATAAAAAAATACATGGGATTAGAAGAGGTGAACTAATTACAATAACTGCGGGGTCAGGTACTGGCAAATCAGCTTTTGTAAGAGAGATTGGTTTTGATTTAGTAAGACAAGGATTAAATGTTGGTTTCTTAATGTTAGAAGAAACAGTTAAGAGAACAGCATTAGGTCTTATGTCTATACATTTAAATAAACCCTTACACTTATTAAATATAAAAGACATTGAACCTGATGAATTTAAACAGTCATTTACCAACTCTGTAGGGTCAGGAAATGTATTTCTATATGATCATTTTGGGTCAACATCTACTGAAAATTTATTAACAAGAATTAGATACATGGCAAAAGGATTAAACTGTCAGTATATAATTTTAGATCATTTAAGTATAGTCGTGTCAGGAATTGCAGACGGTGATGAAAGAAGATTAATAGATAACACTATGACTGCATTGAGGTCTTTAGTGCAAGAGACTAACATATGTCTATTTGTAGTATCCCATTTACGTAGGCCGAGTGGCGATGAAGGACACGAAGATGGAAAAGAAGTTAGTCTTTCACAACTAAGAGGGTCACATTCTATTGTGCAATTAAGTGATGGAATTATTTCACTTATTAGAAATCAATTAGATGATAACAATTCAAATATAACAAAAGTAAAAGTGTTGAAAAATAGATTTTCTGGAGAAACTGGAAGTTGTTCTACTTTAACTTATCAGCCTGAATCTGGACGGTTGTTAGAATTAGCAAAGGAGTTTGAGAATGAAAACTACTAGTTTAGTTAAAATACTTATGGGCGCAATAAAGAAAGTTGAAGAAGATGAGGATCTTATTTACACGCTACATGTCAGCGATGATGATTCATTAGATATACTAGAAGATCTTATAGAAGGAATGTTGTGTGATTTTCCTGAAGCCAAACGCATTGTAGTTGAAAAGGTAACTCTCCATTGATTTGTGTGTTTGATATAGAAGCAAATGATTTTTTAGAGAATGTAACAAAAATTCATTGCATAGGAATCAACGACAAAGTTTATACTGATATAGATGAAGCTGTTGAAATATTAAATAACGCCGATGTAATAATAGGTCATAACATTATAGGATATGACATCCCCGTTATAAATTTATTCTTTCCGTTTTTTAAACCAAAGAAAATAATAGATACTTTAGTTCTATCAAGATTAATTCACGGTGATATTAAAGACTCTGATTTTGCTCGAAAAAATTTTCCGACAAAACTTATAGGAAGACACAGCCTTGAAGCGTGGGGGCATCGTATTGGTAATTATAAAACAGATTTTACTGCGGGGTTTGAAGAACTAACAGATGAAATGATTGAATACTGTAGGCAAGATGTAGCGGTTACTAAAAAATTATACGAGAAATTAATATCAGAAAATTATTCACAACAAGCAATTGATTTAGAGCATAAGGTTGCACAGTTATGTTTTGAACAACAAGAAAGAGGATTTGCTTTTGATAAACATAATGCACAGTTATTAGTTTCGGAACTTAGTGATAAAAGAGAACAATTAAAACGATTACTTAAAGTTGCTTTTTCGGATTGGGAAATAAAAACTCCTTTTACTCCTAAAGTAAATAACAAAGCTAGAGGTTATGTTAAAGGTGTTGAAACATTTAAAGTCAAAAAGATAGAGTTTAATCCAGCGAGTAGAGATCATGTAGCTAATAGACTAAAAGCAAAGCGTGGTTGGAAACCTAAAATATTTACGGCAGATGGAAAACCAAAAGTAGATGAACAAGTATTATCTGAATTAGATTATCCTGAAGCACAGTTACTTGTTGAATTTTACATGTTGCAAAAACGATTAGGACAAATTTCAGAAGGTAGTCAAGCATGGTTAAAGCATGAAAAAGAAGGACGCATTCATGGGCATGTTAACACTTTAGGTACTGTTACTAGAAGAGCTAGTCATAATCATCCAAACATAGGACAAGTTCCTGCAAATAATAAACCTCATGGAAAAAAATGTAGGGAACTTTTTCAGCCTTCTGAAGGTAATGTTTTGGTGGGTGTAGATATTTCTAGCCTAGAACTAGCATTGTTGTCTCATTATTTATTTCCGTATGATAATGGTCTTTATGCAAAAGAGTTAGACTCAGGTGATATTCACACTACTAATCAAAAAGCTGCTGGGTTAGCAACGAGAGATGAGTCTAAAAGATTTATTTATGCTTTTTTATATGGAGCTAGTACAAAAAAGATTGCTGAAATATTAGGGCAAGGTCACAAATATGGTGCTAAAATTAAGACAGAATTTTTAGAAAATTTACCTGCGTTAGACCAGTTAATAAAATCAGTACAAAGAGCTTCACAAAGAGGTTACTTAAAAACTTTAGATGGTGGCAGAATAAAAGTACGGTCACAACATTCAGCTTTAAACAGTCTGCTACAAAGTGCTGGCGCAGTGGTGTGTAAACAATGGCTAGTTATTTTACAAGAAGATTTAATTAAAAATAACATAGATGCAAAACAAGTAGCATGGATACATGATGAAGTTCAGCTTGATGTAAGAAAAGAACATGTTGAGATGGCGGGTAAAACAGTAGTTGACGCTATTCGTAAGACTGGTGAGCATTTTAATTTAAGAATAAAATTAACTGGAGAATGGAACAGTGGCGCAAACTGGGCGGAAACTCACTAAAAGAAAATGGCAGATTTATAAAACTAAACAATATCATGCTAAGAAAAAAAATATTGTTTTTAAGCTACGTTTTAAAGATTTATATTTTCCTACACATTGTCCAGTGCTTGGCATCAAACTCGATTATTGGGTGCATGGTAAAGTAACCATGAATTCCCCAAGTTTTGAACGATTAGATAGTAATATTGGTTACATAAAATCTAATGTTTTAATTGTTAGCATGAAAGCTAACACAATGAAAAACTCTGCAAGTTTAAAAGAGTTAAAATCTTTAGTTGTGTTTTTAGAAAAAATAAAAGGAGAAGAGAGTGCGTGAATTAATTATTGATGGAGACATTACTGCATACAAAATAGCATCTCAATGCGAAGAACCAATTGATTGGGGTGATGATCTATGGACATTACATGGTGATGCAAAAAAAGCTGCTATTATGTTTGATAATGAAATTGATTTTTTACATAAAAGTTTAAAAGCCACTTTCATTCGTATTGTTTTTTCAGACAAAAAGAATTTTAGAAAAAAATTATATAAAAATTATAAAGCTAATAGAAAAAATAAACGCAAGCCTTTCTTACTAAATAGTATAAAAGACCATGCACGTAAAAACTACGTGACAGAAACATGGTCACATCTTGAAGCGGACGATGTGTTAGGTATCTTAGCTACACAAAAGTACCAGTATGAAAGAGTGATTGTTAGTATAGATAAAGACCTACGCCAGATCCCAGGAAAATTATCTGTGGATGGTGAAACAATAATAAAGATTTCTAAAAAAGAAGCAGACACATGGCATTTATTACAATCATTAATGGGTGACACTGTCGATGGGTATTCTGGTTGCCCAGGTGTTGGTATCAAAAAAGCAGAGAAAATCTTAGGAGATGAGCCTACTTGGGACAAAGTAGTAAAAGCATATGAGTACGCAGGACTAACAGAAAATGATGCTTTTATTCAAGCTAGTATGGCTAAGATATTAAGAGCAGAAAATTACGTTAACAATAAAATAAAACTATGGAGAATAAAATGATTAGTAGTGCATCAGTACAAGAAAGCCATGAGGAATACATGGCAAGAAAAAGAAGAGAAGAACCAAAAAAAAATTTAGATTTGTTTTTAGAAACAGAAGACATTGTTGAAAGACCTAGTCATTATACTAGATACCCTATTCAACCAATTAGTTTTATTATGCGTAATGGTATGGAATTTTGGCGTGGCAATATAATTAAGTATGCAACACGAGCTGGATACAAAACGTATGATGATCAAACAGAATCTGAATCGGAAATTATAGATTTAAAAAAAGTAATACGTTATGCAGAAATGAGAATTAATCAATTAAATGGAAAGGTAGAACTATAAATGAATATATCCACTCGTGCATCAGTTGTCACAAGACGAACTTACAATAGACCCCTCAATGAAGAAGGAACAGTTTTTGAAACATGGGAACAAACAGTAGATAGAGTAATAGAACACCAACGCTGGTTATGGAGTCGAGCTATTGGTCATAAAGATCTCTCACAAGATCAAGAATTTGAGCTTGATGATTTAAGAGAATTAATGATAGATAGAAAAGTTTGTACTTCAGGTAGAACTCTTTGGTTAGGGGGTACTCGCATAGCCCGTGAAAGAGAAGCATCACAATTTAATTGTACATTTTTAGAAATTGCTACTGTGCATGACGCTGTTGATGCTTTGTGGTTACTAATGCAAGGCGCAGGTGTTGGTTTTAAAGCTGTTACTGGAATTTTAAATGGCTTTACTAATCCTATGCAAATTAAAATAATAAGGAGTAAAAGACATGAGCTTCCTGAAAAAGAACATAAAGGTAAACCGTTTAATTATGAGTGGTATGAAGACGGTATTTGGACAATTAAAATTGGAGATTCTGCGGAAAGTTGGGCAAAAGCTTTGGGAAAAATGCTCGCAGGTAAATACCCCGCAGATACATTGGTTTTGGATTTCTCAGAAATTAGACCAGCAGGAAAAAGACTTAAAGGATACGGATGGATTTCCTCAGGGGATGATGCAATATCACGGGCTTTTCCTGCCATCGCTGAAATCCTCAACAAAAAAGCGGGAAGATTATTATCAAAAATCGATCTTCTCGACATCATCAATTGGTGTGGCACAATATTATCCTCTCGCCGTTCTGCTGAAATCTGTTTGCATGAATTCGGAACAACACAATGGGAAGAATTCTCAACAGCAAAAAAAGAATTTTGGGTAAACAACCCACAAAGAGCGCAATCTAACAACAGTTTAGTTTTTAAAGAAAAGCCAAGTAAAGCTGAGTTACATTATATATTTAAATTAATGCAAGAATCTGGGGGATCTGAACCTGGGTTTATTAATATGGAAACAGCACAGAAAAGAGCTGAATGGTGGAAAGGTGTAAACCCATGTGCTGAAATAGCCCTAGGTAATAGAAGCCCTTGTAACCTCTCTGAGGTTTGTCTTAGTAAATTTAATGATGATTTTGATGGTTTATTAAAAGCAATGTATTTAGTAGGACGAGCTAATTATAGACAAACATGCGTAGATCTTAATGACGGAATCCTTCAAGCATCATGGCACGAGCTTAATGAATTTTTAAGATTATGTGGTGTAGGACTAACTGGAATTGTAGGTTGGCAACACTTATATAATGACGGAATGTTACAAAAAGTAAAAGATGAAGCATACAGAGGTTGTGATAGCATGGCAGATGAGCTGGGATTACCTAGAAGTAAAGCGGTTACAACTGTAAAACCTTCAGGAACTTTGTCTAAAATTATGGATTGTACTGAAGGTGTGCATAAACCGTTAGGTAAATATATCTTTAATAACATTAACTTTTCTAAGCATGACCCTTTAACATCTATTTTAAGACAAGCAGGTTATAAAGTTTTTGACAATCCAAATGACCCTGATGCAACATTAATTTGTTTTCCAGTTAAATATGATAACGTAGAGTTTGATAATGTTGATGGAAAAGAAATAAACATTGAAACAGCTATAGAACAATTAGAAAGATATAAATGGATTATGAAAAATTATGTCGATAAACATAATTGCAGTGTTACTATTAGCTATGATGCTTCGGAAGTAGACGATATTGTTGCGTGGATTTTAGACAATTGGGAATATTATGTGGGTGTTTCTTTTATATATCGTAATGACCCTAGTAAATCTGCTGAAGATTTAGGGTATCTATACCTGCCTCAAGAAGTAGTCACAAAAGAAAAATATGATTCTTATGTAAAATCTTTAAAAACAGTAGGTGATTTAAGTGGTGCTAACTCGTTTGATGAAATAATTGAAGACGAGTGTGCTACTGGAGCATGTCCAATAAAATAATAAATTCATAAAGCCTTGCATTCCTTGTGTTTGCAGGGCTTTTTTTTCTTAAATATTCATTTAGAAAGGTTAAAACATGAAAGAACCTCAAGATATTACTTTACCTATTTCCGCAGAAGAAACAATTAAACTTTTAGATGAAACTTTTCCTGAAAAATGTGCGGATTTATCAATGGAAACGAAAGAGATTTGGTTCAAAGCTGGGCAAAGATCAGTGGTAAACTGGTTAAAAGAGCTTTTAGACCGTTCTCACAACAACATTTTAGGAGAATAAACTATGTGTATGGCTAGTAAAAGCAGTCCCCCGCCCCCACCTCCAGCACCTGAACCCGTCAAACCACCAAAAATGGTAGACAAAACGTATACACCAGAAGACCCAAAACCAAGAAAAGGTAAACAAGCATTACGTACAGATATGTCTATAGGTGGTACAGGCAATACTTCTGGATTAAATATTCCAACTTAAAGGTTTAGTTATGCAAACAGGATCATTAGCAGCAAAGTATTCAAAAATGGCGGAAGACCGTAGGGTTTATCTGGATAGAGCCAGAGACTGTTCTGAGTTAACTTTACCTGCACTTATACCTTCAGAAGCGTTTGGAAAACATGATGATTTATATCAACCATTCCAATCCGTTGGTGCTAGAGGAGTAAACAATTTAGCTAGTAAATTACTGTTATTATTACTACCACCAAATCAACCGTTTTTTAGATTAAGTTTAGACGCTGGAACAGAACGAGAAATGTCTGAACAAGCAGGTGTAAAAGCAGAAGTAGAAAAATCATTAGCAGAATATGAAAGAAGCGTTACTAAAGAAATAGAAAACAAAGCATTAAGACCATCAATATGGGAAGCTTTAAAACATTTAATTGTATCAGGTAATGTATGTTTATATTTTCCTCCTGAAGGTGGTGTTAGAGTTTTTGCTTTAAATCAATTTGTAGTACAACGTGCGCCTGACGGATCAATATTAAAAATGATTACAAAAGAAGTTGTAGCTAGACAGTCTTTACCAGAAGATCATCCTGAATATAAATTAGAAGCTACTGATGATATTGATGTTTATACATGTATATATAGAACAGGTGATAAATATTATGTTCATCAAGAAGCAGGTGGTGTGTTAGTAGAAGGATCTGAAGGAGAATATCCTTTAGATTTATTACCGTGGATACATTTAAGAATGATAAGTGTTGACCATGAATCTTATGGCAGGTCTTTTGTAGATGAATATTTAGGTGATTTAACATCATTAGAAGGCTTAATGAGAGCTATGGTAGAAAGCGCAACAGCAAGTTCTAAAGTAGTTTTCTTAGTCAAACCTAATGCAACAACACGTAAAAAAGATTTGGCATCAGCTGAAAACGGTGCAGTTATAACAGGGTCACCTGATGATGTACACAGTTTGCAAACAGAAAAATTTAATGATATGCGAGTTGTAATGGAAGCTGTAGGGCGTATAGAAGAAAGATTAAGTTACGCTTTTCTATTACACGAAGCTGTTCAAAGAGACGCTGAAAGAGTTACAGCCACTGAAATAAGATATCTTCAAGAACAAATTGAAGGTGCGCTTGGTGGTGTTTACAGTGTTCTATCTCAAGAATTACAATTACCTTTAGTAAATCAGATCATGGATAGATTAACAAAAGAGCGCAAGCTTCCAAAGCTTCCTAAAGAAAACGTAACGCCCGTTATAATCACTGGTGTAGAAGCACTTGGAAGAGGGCATGATTTAAACAAGTTGAGAGGGTTTTTACAAGATGTAATGTCTCTTGCTCAAATTAATCCTGAAACAATACAACGAGTAGAATTTGGTGATCTTATAAAACGCCTAGGTACTGGTCATGGTATTGATATGAATGGTTTAATTAAAAGTGAAGAACAAATACAAGAAGAGCAACAGATGATGCAACAACAAGCTATGCAACAACAAATGATGGATGCAGCCCAACAATCTGCTCCTGGGGTTGCTAGAGAAGTCGCTAAGAATTCTGCTCCTACACAACAATAATAGGAATATTATGGAAAAAATGAAACTAGATAACCTTGAAGATGAAGTCTCTTTATCTCCTACTAAAGAAAAAAAGGGGAAAAAAGAAAAAACTTTACCTAAATGGCCTGGGGCTGAAAATGCAAAAACAGGTGTAGAATATCAATTAGCCAGCGGAAATACTGTAAAGCTCGGCACTAACAAACTGTTTTAATAATGCCAGAACATATTATAAAAGAAGATGAACAGACTTCTGAAGCACCAGAAGAAATTTCACAAGAGGAAGTTAAAGCTGAAGAACAAGAAAGACCAGAATGGCTTCCTGAAAAATTTAAATCTCCTGAAGATATGGCAAAAGCTTATGGAGAATTAGAAAAAAGTTTTACTAAATCAAGACAAGAAGATGCTCCTAAAGAAGCTGAAGCAGAAGAACAACCTGCTGAAGAAAAAGAAACTCTTGAAATAAAACCACAAGAGGAACAAGCTAAAGAAGTTGTTGAAAATGCAGGTATAGATTATGATGCTTTAGCAACGGAGTATGCAGAAAACAACGGTCTTACTGAAGAAACATATAGCAAATTAAATGAAGCTGGAATTCCTAAAGATATTGTTGATCAATATATACAAGGACAAGAAGCTATTAGAGATAATTCTCAAAAAGCTATTTATGATTCTGTCGGTGGACAAGATCAATATAAAAATATGGTTGGATGGGCTGGGGAAAATTTAT